AAACTTCATAGATTATCAATTAGTTGAATACCCCACTGCAGCAGACTCAGCAGTTACTCCATCACCAGTGACAGTAGCTCTGAAGGTCCAACCATCTGGGATGTCAGCAACAACATCTGTAACTCCAATTCCAAGAACAGGTCCAGTAACATTGCTGAAGATTGGGCTAGCAGACAGTGCTGTGTATCCTGCAGAGACTGGATATGCATAGTACCATTGAGTAGACAGACCAACATAAGGATCTGCCAGAGCAATTGCAGTCAGAGTTGCTGCAGTTGTAGTTCCAATACCAGTGATTGCAGTTGGTTGAGTCAGGAAGGTGACAGTTCTATCTGGGAAGATTGAATCATCATTAGCATCACCAGTTGTTGCATAATCAGTTCCAGCTTCTGGTGGTAAGTTAGTTGTGATACCAGACATTGCAACCAGAGTTTCCTTCTTAACTCTTAAGTTGCCATGCATATCAACATAAGTTTGAATTCCAACCCACCCAGCATGTGTCACTGCATACTTATATCCAGTATCCCCACCTGAGTATTCAGTATCTCTAACAGCAGCAGCTTCATAAATGTCAACACCAACAACATCGTTGGTGGAGTTATGAGTGCTATTATAGGTTGAATCTTCTAGAGTATATACTGGCTCCTGTGAACAGGTATATGCTAAACCAGCAACAGCAACACCACTAAGGAATTGGGTAGATGCAATTGATATAGTAGTTGCATCAGTCACAGTTTTAATAACTGCTTTACCCACAGTGCTGCCAGCACCAATATGAATCACGGAACCAACATATGCCGAAGTAAATGATGTTCCTGTACCAGTAATAGTCTTAGTCCCATAAACGAGGTCTATAGTGCCTGGTGAATAAAGACTATCTGCAGTTCCCCAAAGAGCCATGTCTTTTTCCTAAATGATTTTTCTTCTTAATTTATTTATAAAAAGGGGCAGTTAGTCTGCCCCTCCAAAATCAACCTTCTTGTGGTTTGTTAATTAGATCCTTTACAGTAGCTAAAATAGCATCATCGATGCTATTATCTGTGCTAGCAACATACTTTTCAAGCAAGTCTAGAACAAGATTTTTTACTGCTGGATGAGTAGCAATCTTAAGTAAAATTGGTTTTACTACTGCTACTACTGCTGCTAGTGCCATGATGTTCTCCAGTGTGGACGCTTGTATTTATTTTCAAACTTCAAAATTTGGAAGTTCTCTGCTTTCAACAAAGTTAAGAACAGATTCCATTGGAGAAGTCTTAGTTCTCTGTTGCATCTGAGATAGTCTCAGTCTATCTCTATCTCTTCTAACCTGACTTCTAGCAGCAGCTTGCTTGACTGCACTCATCTGAGAGTTTCCTTGCTCTTCCTCAGCACTCTCATAAATCTCAACAATCTCATCAGGGGTAAACTTAGAAAGATCAAATCCTTCATCTAAGAGTTCACCAACCCATGCCTGGATTTCTTCACCAAGTTTTGGATTGATTTCAATCTTGTTCTTACCCTTCATTACATCAATCATCTCACCATTATCTTTCTTACTGGAAAGTTCTCTTTCTTCTTTCTGGCAATCAGGAACTTCCTTGCCACCCTTCATCTTGGTTCCTCTTGCCTTATAACCATCCCAACACTTACTAGCACCAACATTCTTACGTGCCTTCTTAAGACCCTCTTCAATCTCAACCTCTTCCTTAGAGATTTCTTTTGGTTTACCAGTCTTAGGATCTGTAACCAATTTAACTTTAGATTTTCCAGTCTTAGGATCTTCCCAAGGATTGAGAGTTCCCTTTACATTTGGGAATGCTTCATCAACTTCAGTCTCTTCTTTCTTTAACTTCTTACCACCCTTTGGATTATTCTTACCTGATACTCCTCTGTTCTTTTCTGCCTCATCATGATCAAACTCAGGATCCTCCATGGGATCATAATCCTTACCTTCTTTCTTAGTCTTCTTGAACTTACCAGAGACTTCACCAGGCTCATATCCTACGCCATCGCCATCATCATCCCACCAACGCTTTGGTTTGCCCTCTTTCTTTTCTTGCTTTTTCTCTTGTAAAGAGTATTCTCTGATTTCAGAAAAAGAATCTGCCCAAATGTTATCCATTTACTTAATTAGATGTTTAATTTTATTTATACTAAAGTCACATCCTTGATCCAGGATTTGAACATTATTCCATCTTCAGTTACGCAAATTAAGTGATTTGCTCCAGATCTGATAATCTCTCCTCTTAATCCAGTATTGCAACTTTCTACAATATCTCCAACTTGGAATAACTTATCAAATACATAATGCTCTCTCAATCCCTGTGGATCTAATTCTGGTGCAATCTGCCAAGTTTCTTTTACTTCTAATGAACCACCAAGTTCATCATACAACTTCTTAACAATCTTAGGTTGAACACCTTGAGGCATTGTCTTTTTAAATGCTTCAAAGTCTCCAGCAGCAGCTGCAACTCTTGCTTCCTGAGATCCATCATCTGAATCTTTTGGTCCTGCAGACATTACATTCATGGATGAGTAATTATAAATTTGACCATTTTGCTTTTTAGCAAGGTTCTCAATTTCAGAAACTCTCTCAGCACCACAGACAATATTAACTCCTGTGTATCCTTCTTGATTCAAGAAAGTAAGGACATCAAAAATAGTTTTGAATTCTTCACTGTCAATTATATTATCAGCATACTCAGGGAACATTGCCTTCATGAATTCCACTTTTAAATCTGGATCCAAAGGATTCTTCTTCCCATCTTTAGTTCTAGATGGGAAGATATAGAAGTTTCCACCAGATGCAGACTTCTTCAAAGAATTGAAAAGATTTAAGTGTGACTTAGTTGGAGGATTAAACTTACCAATAGCAACTGTAACAACATCTGCACTTGGTCCTGCCTGCTGTTCAGCACCCTTTGCCTTTGCTCCAGATTTCTGCTCAGGTTTTTTAGTTCTTTCTGATGTAGGTGGTTTTGCTTTTGCACCAGTTCTCTTTGGTGCAGGTTTTGCTTTACCTAATTTCTTTGCCTTAATTTTTGCAGGTTCTTGTCTATCAGGATCTTCTTCCTTCTCAGACTTTCTCTTCTTATCATCTAAGAACTGTAGTTTTCCCTTGACAGTCTGTGCCCTTTTCTTTCCTTCTTTATCTACCCAATACCCATGCCCATCGCCAGAAAACCCAAGCTTCTTTGCTTGTGCAGAAGCCTGGGATGTTCTTGCCTCAGTTATAAACTCTAGGAAGTTCTTCATTTATTAATTTCCGAATATATCAAATCCTGATTGTCAAGAATGTACTTTAATCCTATTTGTTTCAATTTTAAATATTTATAATCCTTATCCTTTGGATCCTTGTGTTGATCTACAAAACTAGAATAGAACCTGCAGAAATTTTCAATTGATCTTTTTTTAATCTGCTTGATCCTTACTTCTTTTTTGTAGACCTGTACAAGTTCTTTAAAAAATAAATCCATTAGGAGTCAAGTAAACTAAAGAGACCTCTTTCATTATTTACCTCAATACCACATTCTTCAGTAAACTTTTCAAGTTCTCTCCTAGTAGGATTGTTGATTCTTTCTCTTGCCATATCATGATATGAATCAGACAAATCAAATCCAATATACTTGTGACCAAGAAGAACTGCAGCAAGACCTGTTGTACCTGAACCACTGTAAGGATCAAGAACTAATCCTGGTTCACTCATCACTGCTTGGATACAACGAAGAGGCATGATGATGGGGAAAGGTGCAGGATGAGGATTCTTCATCTCAGGACCAAACTTCCAAACACTACCAAAGTTGGCAGATCTCCTAGGAAGTCTTGGGTGCTTCTCACCTTTACACAACCAATAGATTCTTTCATCAATTTGAATGAACCTATACCCAGAGATCTCTGGACCACTACCTCTATTCCAAACAATCTCTTCTCTAATGTTCCACTTAGTTTTGGTCAACCACTGCCATGGAGAAATAGCAGATCCTTTCAAGTATCTGACTTTATGGTTGTAGAAAAGAGAACCACCTTCTTTGGTTTTATCATAGAGTACATTCAGAAGTTCAATCTGCTGCTCTTGATACTCCTCCTCAGGAAGAGAATCATCAAACTTCTCATACTCAATTTTACGAAACAAACCACCCCCAACTTTTTGCTTGTTGTATGGAGGTGAGGTTACAGTGCAGTCAATAGAGTTGTCATCAAGTTGCTTTGCCAACTCAATGCAGTCTCCAGTTCTCAGATCAATCATTAATTGCAACTTGTTGGGAACAGTTTATGTATGGTAGCAGATCTACCTAAAAAAGTCAAGAGCTAATTTTGATAAATGGAGCAATCAATTCACTTTCATCAACATTCATCTTGGCAGCTCTATAATAGATTTCACATAGCATTTTTCCAAAATCTCCATTTCTAGACTTTGCTCTTATCAAAGCTTTCATGAATCTTAGATGTCTTAGTTTATTTCTAAGTTTTGCAGAGTAGTCACCTTTAGAAACTTTATAACTAGATCTAACTTGAGCATCTGTCATACTATCAAGATTGATAGCAACCTCCATAAAATCTTCAGGGGTATATTTTGTACCCATTATTTCTAAACTTCCAAAATCCTTACCAGAGAAAGTATTATCATTATAGATTTGTTTAAAATAATTTTTCCAATAATCTTTTTCTTGCTGATTAAATGCTGTATTAACATTTGGAATATTCAACTCATAAGTTTCACCTGCATGAGTTAAAATTAATTCTCTAAATTTTGGACCAGGGACTAATCCAGTTTGTGCAGAAGCAGCTTTATACTTCCCTGTGGTGGTTTGTACTATGTCTTTAACTTCTGCTTTTGAAGTTTGCCCCTGCATCCTTTGTTCAATTTGATATTTTGTTCTATAGGATCCTACAGTAAAATTAGCTTTGTATTTAAAAGAATTTCCTTTAAAGTCCAATTCACCTCTATCTTCTATATCAAAATAACTAATTGGATCTTCATCAAATGCTGCTTCAATGACGTTTAACTCACCCATTGGAACATCATCTACATTGTTTTCTTTTGCTCTAACAGCAGCTCCAGATGTTTTTTTCTTTAAAGATATTGGAATCAATATACCATCCTTTAAAGCTTTGGACATATAAGTCTTAAGAACTCCAACAAAAATTTCTGGGCTTGCTGTGTCAGTAAAAGTTTTGTGGAGATCTTTTATTTCTCTTATTAATCCAGATTCATTATTTGCTTTTACAATAAAGACGTCAGCAGTATTCCAAGAGTCTTTTTTATTTCCAAATATATCTCTCTGTTCTCTAGTAAATAAATCCCAAATTTCAGTTACAATTCTAGTGGTTTTATTTGGTGGAATTTTGCCAGAACTCCATCCAGGACCACCATCATACCAACCAAACTTATAAGTTTTATCTGATCTGTTCACTCCAACATAGTCTTTTACAACTTCTGCTTGTTCAAGAAAAGTTAAATACCAATCATTATTCATGGCAGGATAAGTTCTCAATAGAGAATTTCTCAAGTCCACATCCATCATTGGTCTTAAATCAGCACCAAGGTCTATAGCATGATACATTGCTATAATTGAACACTGTTCCTGAAGGGATGTTGCTCCTGCCATGAATAATATTAGTGACTATTATTATCTATCATCATCAGCACGATTCTCAGAATAGAAGACATCAAAAGCACCACCAGGATAACGCTTCTCTAGTTTAGATACATTGCGTGCAACCACTTGATCAATGGGAGTTTCAAGTGCAATACATGCTTGCATCACATACCACATCAGATCACCAAGTTCAATAATCAGGTGCTCTTTGTTATCAGCATTCCAGGGTTTGCCTTGGAAAATCATCTTCTTAATAATCTCAAGGAACTCACCACCCTCTGCATTGATACCAACACCAGCAGTAAGCAGTCGTTCAATGTTGGCACCTTTCTCATCCAGTTCAACAATACGATCTGAGAAAGCAACAAAGTCTGTAGAAGCATCAGAAGTTACTGCATCAACAAACTGTTGGTACTTGTTAAAATCAACTTGTTCAGTCATTAGAATTTAAAACCTGCGAATTTACTTTGTTTTGGTTCATCTTCATAAGTATACTCTTCATCTTGTCCAGAGTCAAGAATATCCTCTTGTGCCTTCTGTTCACAATCATAGAGTCTCATCTTTGCCCTATCAATACCAACAATGAACCTTTTGTTGACTGATAGATCATTGTATCTGTTCTTCAATTGCTTCACCATAATTTGTCCCAAGTTCTCAAGCTCTTCTGTAGAAATAAGGGCAAACATAAGATCAGCAGTAGCAGGGAGACCAAAGGATTCACTAGTATCAGTAAGCTCAACATCACTGCTACCATAACCAGAACGAGTGGTCTGCGTGGCAGAAACGATAGGGACGTTTGCTTCAACAGCCAACCCTCTAAGCTCCTCAGCAATAGCTTTGATATAGCTATATGAATTGACAGAAAAATTCGACTTATACCTTGAGGAAGCACATATATTAAGGTAATCAACGAAAATAATATCAGGTCTAAATGATTTCTTAAGTGCAAGCTCATTAAGAAGTGATTTAAAGTGTCCACTATGTGCTGATGCTGTAGGGTACTCCTTAATAATTAGCGTACCTTGAGTCTTCTTGGCAAGAGTATTAACTTTATTCTCAAACATTTTCTTAGGGATATCACCAATATCCCTAATGTTTACATTCAAGAGGTTCGCGTCAATTCTTTCAGCAATCCTGTCCTCTGCCATTTCAAGTGTAATGTAGAGAACGTTGCGCCCTTGCAAGAGGATGGAGCTAGCCATGTGGCACATGAATAGACTTTTGCCGACACCTGTACCAGCAAGAGCGACGTTGAGAGTCTTATTAGGGAGACCACCTTTCGTGATCTTGTTAAAGTATTCGAGATCAAATGGGATCTTGTCCTCTTTCTTGTGGTATAATTCATATCTTTGTTCGTAGTCATTTAGATAGTCATGTCCAATGTGATTGTCAAAACTTACTCCTAGTGCTTGTTGGAGAATTGTTGGGATTGCATCTCTAGATTTCTTATCATCTTGACCATCTGCAATCTTAATAGACTCCATCAAAGCAAGATAGATGGCACGATCTCTACACCACTTCTCAGTGGTATCAACCAACCAATTATTTTCAACTGGAGAATTATCTAGAGAAGAAACATAATCACAAATTGTTTTATAGGTTTCTTCTGTGATATCAGTTCTGTTTTCAGTTTCAATCAACAGAACTTCTTTTGTTGCAAGGTCATCATAAGACATGATGAACTTACAGATCTCTTGAAAAACTACCTTCTCATGAAGATTGTCAAAGTATTCTTCCTTTAGGAAAGGTAGAACTTTCCTGCAGTAATCATTATTAAAAAGTAAATTTCTAAGAATTGTAGTTTCTACTTTCTCCATCAATAAAAGTCCTAAGGATTGCGTTTGTGATGGGGGACATCAAAAACAAAAGTGATTCTTGGAACGTCCCCTATATTTACTGCACTGTGTGGCAGTTTATTATTAAACCAGAACAGTGTCCCTGGTTCTACAATGATGGTCTCATCACCAACAGTATACTGGTATTTCCCTTGGATGGAAAGATGGTATCTGTCTTTGGTTAGGTAATAAGTTCCCTCATCAATATGAAAACCAACTTCTGCCCCAACAGGAAGTTTAAGGAAAGCACATCTACGATACTTTTTAAAATGCTTGTTTAAGATCTTAAAAACTTCTGTATGTCTTTTGTATGCTGGTGCTTCAATACAGATCTCAGTGTTGAATGCCATTTCTCCAGGGTTCTTAACACCACCCATAATCAATTGGAGAACATCAACAGTAGTCTTGTACTTTGATGGATCTACCTGTTCAGTTTTACCAGCAGACTTTTGAGAACCCCAATCATCTGGATTGTCTTCAATCTGCTGTAAAACTTTAGATACATCAATTCCTGTCTTGATAATCCTAATATTATCCATATGAGAATTCTTTCTGTGCAGTCTCATCAAGTGCCTGCATTACTTCAGGAGTGAAATACTTTTCTGGTTCTGCAAGTATTTGTTTGGCATAGAGTTTTTTGCCTTGGATCTCATATCTGCCTGCAACATTTTTCCAGAGACCGCCCAGTTCACCGAGTTCAAGAAGACCATAATATCTATCAAGACCACGCTCATCATAATACAGACGAACTTCCACATCTTTGTTCTCCTTGCTTAAACGCGACTTAGCAGTCTTTGCCTTGATAATGTTTCCAACAATTTCTGTTCCATCTTTCTCTTTCTTCTTAGATAGGTAAATGATGGTGCTAGCAGCGTACTTAAGACCACTGCCACCACCCATCTCTTTAGTAGGAACGTAAGCACCAATGACATCATAAGTGTGGTTAGTAACAATCATAGGAATGTTTGCTTGTCCCAACTTAAGAGTAATCATACGAAATGCACCTTTGACCAATTGAGATTTGGTCATGTCACGAACTTGTTTGTCGTTCAGAGCATCAGTGATTTCTTTCTCAGTGGAAAGCATTCCTAAGGAGTCTAGGACAAACATGCATGGTTTGCGCTCATCTAAAGGTTTTTTTAAGTATAGGTCAACTGCCTTGAGTGCCTTGCCACGAAAATCTTCAATGGTTACAACATTGACAACAACCAATCTAGTTGTATCAATTCCCCTTGACTCTAGTAGAGATTTGGTAATAGCAGCCTCAGTGTCAAAATAGAGGCAGTAACCATCAGGGTTGGTATCAAGAAAATTCTTAACCACAGCGAGAGAGAAGAAAGTCTTTCCAGTAGAAGACTCTCCAGCAATAGCAGTAATCTTATTCCCAGATACACCACCAAATATGCTACCTGAAACCAGT